CGCAAACTACAGGAGAATGACTATGCTTTGCCTACTTGACCTAAAAGACATCGTGTGGGTAATTAGCTGGTTTATCCTTTACAGTTGGATCTTCCTTTCGATAATCTACTGCGCTGGTTATATAATCTTAAAACTGATTGATTTCATAAAGGAGGAATTTGAATTATGAGAAAGAAAAAAATTGGTAAAATTATATTGTTGGAAGTGAAAGAAACCCAGGGCATCACAATGAAGCTGGATGTCGATGATGATGTTTACCACGCTATGGTCAAAGCTGGCCGTAAACACGTTGTTGATGATGACCAAGAATGTTTTCGTTACGCCATGACTAAGGCATTGTTGGAGTTAGAGGATCGATTGAAGTGAGCGAGTTTAAGCAGAAGGTTCTAACCGCAGCCGTAGACCGCTATGTGTTGACACCCACGCAGTGCATGATGCTACGCCAAGACGCAGAGGTGATCGGGATGAAGCGTGCGACTGTAATGAAGAAGGATGGCACGACTAGGAGATCGTTTGCGCGTAGTTGCTCGTCTTGCTGGGTTCCGATGGCTCCGCACTACAAGTGGCTTTACTCAATCGTAAACGAATTGACTATGGCTGTGAACGCCGAGCATTACCGCTTTGACATTACTGGCGTGCAACAGTTGCAGCTCCTAAAGTATAATCCACTCCAGCAGTTTTGGTGGCACTACGATACGTTTACTGGATCGGATCGAAAGATGACGATGGTGGTCAATCTGTCCGATCCTTCCGAGTACTTGGGCGGCGGATTGCAAGTTAAGGCTGATCTAGTCAACGGAAGGTTTATCCGAGAGCAGGGTGCTGGTACTTGGTTTCCATCCTACATCGAGCATCGTGCGCGTGCGCCTATTTGGGGAACGCGCTGGGTGTTGGTGGCTTGGTTAACTGGACCAGCTTGGCGATGAGCATTGACGATCAAATCCGTTTAGTCGGAGTAATGGCTATTGGGATTGGGCTATTGATATTGTTATGGGGTGATAAATGACTCACGCTGCTAATCTCCCGCGCCACTTGTACGTCAAGTGCGATATGGAGTTTGTGTCTGACGGCGAGAAGCAAGGCATAGAGGACGTTGTGTGGTTTGGCCTAACAGCAATTCCTGGCCGAGCTTGGGGTTGCACTGTGATGCTCAAGTGCGGTGCGTTGTACCGAGGCTTGCCACTACACGCTCTCGCTCACGGCGAGATTGCAATTATGGATTGGGACATTAACGATGCCCAACGCTGGGATTGTTTTGGGTACGATTTTTCAACTATTGAATATACATACTTAATGGGGTTATCCTGCAAGGTTTGGATTGCCAATAGAAAGACATGGGAAGTTGGTCGCTATCTATTCACAGCCGAGCCTTACGGAGATGGATTCTCTATGTCGCCAAGCCAAACCAAGTCACACCATTTTATTGCGCTTAACAATGGACGCATCACGGCAGTTCCAGGTAATAATGTGCTTTGGCGCGAATCAAGTTTCACCACTCAATCCGAAAAGCCTAAGTGGTTGAGAACGCAATCGCAGGTTTGGAATGGAGAAGAGGCCACGTGGGATGATGTGGTCGGTGAGGAGACAGCGTGATCCAACTAAATCCAGAGCTATGGATGATGACCCCGAAGGGCGAAGGCTTGGCCTTCATCGTTACGGACTACGGAATGGATCATAACAAGATATTTACAGTAATGCTTAACTCTGGCGAGATACTTGACTTTGACCTGCGCGATTGTCGCAGATGCGAGAACCCAAGTTTCGGGGTACAAGCACCATCAGTGCCTAATCCCTATTACAACATATAAGGAGAATAGAATATGCTAGGCAAAGACGTATCAAAAAATATGCACGAGTTGTCTATGGACAATAAGAAGAAGGGCAAGGCTCGCGGTGCAGGTGGAACGCCTCGCTCACGTCAGCAGATGATTGCGATAGCACTCTCTGCTGCTGGGAAGAGCAACAAGTCGCCTCGCAAGTTTCGGATGCGGTCAGGCTCGTAATGCTGGTCGAGTCTAAGGCTAGGCTCAAGTGGGGGCGCGACATCCTTCTCACAGCACGCGACAAGCTTGCAGTTGAGAGGGATCGCGTTTCTCATGGTCACGCAATAGATATTATTAGAATTATTGCGATGGTCGATGCGGTGGCTTTGATTGCAAAAGAAATATTGGAGGAAGATGAAAAAGGATTGACGCAGTAAACCCAAACAATAGAAAGGAACACCAAATGAAACTATGGACAAATAACACCAACTCAATTCACAAGGTCGATGACAATATGCTCTACCCGCGCACCACTTACATGTTGCCCGATGAACTAACTGGACCACCTTGGGATGACGCAATCCCTTGCCCGCACGAGATCAAGCCGTACTACAAGGGGCGAGCTGCTGGTGGGGCAACAGCCGTCTACCGCGCTGGGGCAATTGGTGATGCGATCATTGCTACTGCCTTTGTCAATTACTTGGTGCAGGAGTCGGGTGGGGTTGTGGAGGTTTACGCTCCTGCTCGTAACCTGCCTCTATACGCTGGGCTGGGTGCAAAGTTGTGGCCGTTGCCTGCATCGCTAGAGGCATGGAGGTCATTTGATGCTCACTTGCCAACGGATGATTTGTTCAGCGGTCAGGTGGGGAACACCAAGCTAGGCACTGGAGGTGGCAACTGCTACCAGAGGATCTATGAGTGGATGGGAGTGTGGGATGAGAAGAAGATGGCTAAGTATTGTAAGCCAGTTCTGCATCTCATCGAGCCAGACCATGAGGAACTAAAGGCGATGGGCAAGTGGCCGTTGCCTAGTCCATTCTTTGCCTACCACGTTAGCAGTTCTGGTCCGACCCGCACATACCCGCCAACGATGGGGCAGGAGGCGGTGTTGGCGTTGTTAGAAGCCTACCCCAAACATCACGCTGTGATTATCGGGCTGGATAACTCAAACAACTTTAAGGTGGATCATCCGCGAGTGATTGACTTATTTAACTGCACCAAGACTGTTCGCTCGCTGTTCCCGATTATCAGCGGGGCTGACTTTGTTGTCGCGCCAGATAGTAGTGTCAACCATATGGCTGCTGGGTTGGATACGCCGTGTGTGTCGTTGTGGGGTTCGTATTCCCCAGAAGACAGAATGACTTACTATAGTAAGAACGTATCGGTATTCAAACCCGATACTTGCCCACACGCACCTTGCCGTCCTCACGCTGGGTTGCCACAGGCGAAGTGTAAGGATGCGACAAACAAGACACCCAAGACGCAATACTGGTGCAATGCTCTGCGGAATATCACAGCGCAGGATATTGTGCTTGCATCGCAAAAGGCGATGGAGCTAGAAAGCAAATAACTAACTGGCGTTGTGGTACGCAGGGAGATCCTGCGGCGGGCAGTTCCTCAGTGTGTGTTCTCCTCTTGAATCAGCAGCCAGTTTGAATTTTAATGTGAACTTAATGTCCCGAATGGTACGCAAGGAGATCTTGCGGCTGTGTGCTACTAACCACATCTGAAACAAAGGGACATGACTTGCAAACAGAAATAGTAGTGATATAGAAGCAGGCAGAAAGGTTGGTAGCAAATGACCGATGAAGAAATCATTCGGTGGTTCAGAAGTGTTGATCCATCGACTAGCAGGCCGCAAAGCTATTCAGAGCTTGCGTCAATAAAAACCCCACAATTCATAAGCGACGATATTGATCGCGCCTATATAAGCGGAGCAATTGATTGCGCTGATATGTTCCTATCGATGTACAGAAAGGGATATATTAGGGTAACTGAAACGCATAATGTTTTTATGCGATGGTTGCATTCAAGAAAGAAAACATCTTGGAACAAGATAGAAGATTGGCACGAACCCATATCAACTTGGACAAGCACAAGAAGAAAAGTCCTTGCCAGATGTAATAACAAATGCACGATTTGTGGCGCAGATGATAATTTGGAAATTCACCACAAGGTCGCTGTTGCAGATGGAGGAGCGATGGATTTAGAAAACTTAACTACTGTGTGCTTTAAATGCCACAGGGAAAGGAAAGATGAAACTACCGACACGAACACAGCAATTCATAACAAACGGAGCGCATGAGGGGCAACGCAACGAGGAGTTGTTCCTAGCCGCACAGCAATTGCGAGATGCTGGACTAGATGAATTTTCAGCAATCGACAAGCTGTATCCATCAGCTACCGCTTCTGGATTAAAGGAGCGAGAAATAGAGGCAGCGGTTAAGTCTGCGTACAGAAGATCGCCAAGACAACCGTTGAGCTTTAGCCCATTCAAAGCGAATGAACCAATGAAGATAGACATTGCCCCTTGCCCAACCCCAAGCCATCACGCCGATGATGTAAGACGATTTCTGCTGACCGCATTTAATGAAGGCGATCGGGTTTGCATTGTCGGTGCTATTCATCAGGACGACTCAGAAAGGCCATCTGGTAAGGGAACAATAAAGACCCGCGAGGAGTGGCTAGATCAGTTTCATTCTGGAGTGGAGCTTCCAGACTCGTACGTTGGTGCGTATGTCTGCATCAATCCCTGCGGAGATTCGAGGAAGTCAGATGACGTTACAAGCTTTCGCCATGCCCTAATTGAATTTGATAGCGGAACGATGGACGAGCAGTGGTCGATCATCAACGCGCTTGAGCTGCCTTGTTCGGTTGTGATTCATTCGGGATCGAGATCGGTTCATGCTTGGGTAAAGGTAGATGCTAAGGACATCAAGGAGCATCAAGAGCGAGTTGCGTATCTGTACTCAAAGATGGCTCAGTTCGATATAGATCCGAAGAATAAGGATGCATCAAGATTATCAAGACTACCAGGTGCGCCGAGAAAGCTTGCTAATTCATATCAAGCACTACTAGCTACCAATACTGGACGTAGCGGGTGGAGCGAGTGGAAGGCACACATGGAGGCCATGAATCTCCCGCAACAAACACCTTGGTCGGACATCCTTGGATTTAAGGCGGAGGATGACAACGATTGCTTGCTTGGCAATCGATGGCTGTGCAAGGGTGGTAGTTGCGTTTGGGTCGGCGGATCTGGACTTGGTAAGTCAACGCTATGCCTTCAAGCCATGATGACTTGGGCGATAGGTTTACCGTTCCTTGGCATAACCCCGAAGAAGCCTATGCGTAGCTTGCTTATCCAAGCCGAGAATGATCTTGGTGACGTTGCCGAAATGGCTCAAGGCGTACTACGACATCTGAAAGCCAAGCTGACATTGTCAGAGGAGCAGTCTGCGATGATGCTTGCCAATGTGATTATTGTCAGAGATTCAACAAAGACGGGGCCAGACTTCGCAAAGATGGCAGCCGCACTGATAGGAGTCCATAGACCTGACTTATGCTGGATTGACCCGCTTCTATCATTTATGGGTGGAGATGCCCTAGCTCAAGAGAACATGACGATGTTCCTGCGACACTGCCTAAATCCGATCAGTGTGGCGACTGGTGTGACGTGGATGGTAATGCATCACACCCCAAAGCCACCCAAGGAGGGGCAGCATTCACAAGTGCTGTATGACTTGGCATACGCTGGCATAGGGTCAAGCGAGCTTACCAACTGGGCAAGAGCCGTGGTGTACCTTCAGGCGGTTAAGGAAGGGCATTTTAAACTGTCGTTCCCGAAGCGCGGAGGCAGGGCTGCTATACCATGGCCTCAAGGGGATACTGATTTGCATGAAAGCAAGTACGCGACTCATGTGTGGCTGCGACACGCAGAGGAATGGATGGCATGGGAGGAGTCAAATGGTCCAGAGAATAGAGGCAGGGGCAGACCAGAATTAACCATAGAACAAGCCATTCCAGATTGGCCCAAAGGGCATGGTTATAACGATTGCATTGACCATATTATTGAGTCAACTGGATGCTCCAAGAGAAAGGCTCAAGAGTTATTTGCTTCCGCAAAAGCTGACGGAACTATCACCAAAAATGGTCAAGGCTGGGAGATCACACAGATTCCGTAAGTCGTTGATAATGATTTTTGCATAAATGCGACTTACGCATAATTTAGTGATACCGCAACAAATCGCCTGAAGTACCGCAAGTAATGGTCAGTTTGCCCGCTACCGCAACTACCGCAACAAATACCCCTTATAGGGGTATTTATGCGGTATTGCTGCGGCAGTTAGAAATCTTTTCTGCGGTAGTTGGGTAGAAATGGGGTCGCATAATCTTGCGCAAGTGTTTTTGAAATTAGAACGGCCACTACACCTGCCAAGGAACGGAGTTGGTTATCAGGTGGGGGATGTGGTACAATGCCGAAATGAACAAAGCCAAGCCAGGTCTATACGCCAACATCAACGCTCGCCGTAAGGCTGGCACTAGCCGTCCTAAATCCAAAA